CCGAGTAGGTAAGCGAGTAATTACTAGGCCACGCCTTACCCGTTCCCGCTGCGATCCACTCGCCGCCCGCGACGCTGTCGAAGGCTCGCGGTTTTACCTTCGTGTAGTCGTAATGGATCACGCCCGCGAACTCGGCCCAATAGGCGGCGGGGTACTGATCTTCTATCGCATAGTCGCTTATTACGTTGGCCCGCCTTGCGATCTTGCCCGCTCCATACTTCGCTACAGCCTTGCGGAGGTAGTAAACGTCTAGAACATACGCGAGATACGGTTCCTCGATCCTAAGCAAGGCACGCGCTAGGCGTGCCGCCATGATCGAGCGGAACGCTCCACGCCCCGCAGTGTTGAGGCAACATGCCGCGCACTCTTTAGTGTGGCGGGAGCAGGCGTTGTGCTTGAGTACTGGCGAGCCGTCCTCGAAGGTCAGACCCTGAGCGAGTCCAACCGCTAGCGCCTCCCTTGCGGGTAGGTAACTACTCCCGAGCGTGTTTAACAGATTCTTTTCTAGTTTCGGGTTGCCCTCACTGAACCACGAACCCGCGCCCCGCTTGAACCCGCAGCGCTCGCGCCGATCCTCGTACGCGTGCAGCGCTCTGGAATAGTTAAGACTCACCGCCGCGTGGTCTAGGTCTGTGATCCCTCTCCGCTGTGCCTTCATTCTCTCGCTCCTAATCTCTGGTCGACCTTCGACCAGTGGCGCGAGCATATCAGGCGCAGGGGTAAGGCTTGGAGATCTGATCGAGCGGGTCGAGCTGCTGTTCTAAATAGTTGCGCGCGGCACTGGTCGAGTGTGTTACGATCTCGGCGGCGCTCAAGTAGGGCGCACTATTAAGGAGGCAAGGCATGAAACGCATATCTATATACGGCGCGAAGGGTGGGCAGGGTGTGACAACCCTCGCCGCCGCTGTCGCGGTGGCAGGGATGCGCTACGGCGTAGGACTCGATCGAGTGGGGATAGACGGCCACTCATGGGATGATCTCGGCGCAGTGTTCGCCCTAGGTAACACGCCTATGGCAGGCAACACGCTCAAGGTCGAAGGCGAGCGGGAGATCGTACTGGACCCCGCATTCGCGGATCTAGTGGTGCAGGACTGCGGACCTATTGAGGGAGAGTGCCGCCCTACTGGCTACAGCGTGCTTGTTATCCGTAATGATTACTACGCCGCTCGGCGTGCTGTCAGGTTCGCCAAGGATCTCGGCGGCATGGTGGTAATACTGGAGAAGGATCGAGCGCTCGGCGAGCGGGAGGTCCGCGACTGTGTCGGGCTGCCTGTACTGGCCCTGATGGAGTTGGACCCTGCCCTAGCGCGTGCTAATGATGCGGGAGTGCTAACGACTCGGCTCCCTGACTCACTGGCCCTAGTGGCGGTTAACATCCTCAAGGCTGCGGGAGTCGAGATCCTCGACCCACGCTCAACGGCTGCCACTGTCGAGGACGTAAGCGCGTGAGCGGTTGGGGATCTGTCCTCCTCGCGGCGCTACTGGTGGGGATCGCATTCTCTGCGGCGGCGTACCTAGTCGACCGACTGGTCGAGTGGTGCGAGTCTGACACCTAGTCGACTAGGTCACCAGTAATAAGAAGGCCGGCCCTAGGGCCGGCCTTCTTCGCGTCTCGGCACGTTTAACGCCTCACTGGAGGCCCATAGCGGCCCGCGATTAGATCCGCCGCCACTGGAGTGCCGCCGATTAGAGCGCTCCGCTCATGGTCGAGGAGAGATCGAGGCGAGATCCTGCCAGTACCGTTTTAAGCTCCGCCGCGAGTCTGGTCGAGTCGAAGTCGAGCGCCAACATCCTGCGCCACTGTTAGGGCGCATCCCGTCGCGCCCTGGTGGTGATCGAGTCGCCCTGGCCTATCTGTCGACACTGTGCAGCGTGGCCTAGATCCGAGCGGGAGCATGGGCGCAGGCTCGGCGATGCGGACTCGACACGCTCCAGTGCAGTGGATGGAGGCGGCGACAATAAGGAAGGATCGCAGGCGGGACGCGGGCGCACGATCGGGCGGGCGGGAGCGGAGGAGGCAGGGCAGGGGGGGGTCAGGCGCGCCCATGTGCGTTAGTAACTATCACCCCGCAAATCCATCTCTTTTTGGAGGGGGGGAGTACTTGTTGTGAGCGTGTGTTTGCTCATTATTTTTGTGGTGGCAGAGGGAGGGCTGCCCTTTCGGGCAGCCGCTCGGCTAGGGATTAGCGGTCTTAGCCTACCTCCTGGTCCCTCTGTGGCTTCGTGGCCTGCGGGGTTGGAGGAGCAGGCCACTCTAGTGCTTGTCTGTTTGAACAGCATCTGACGTAGGGGGGAATTGTTTATCTGATCAAGGGGTCTACATTCTGCGAGCGCCTTGCTTGGGTTCCATCCCATAGCATCCACCTTCTCTGAAGGTACACGACCGTTCTATCGTGCGCTAATCCCGCTTTTACGACTTGCCTGTATTGTGTCGGCTATTCTAGCCGAAGGTTTGGTTGAGGTCAATGTCTATGTCTTGCTCTTCTAGGTACTTGTTGGTGCATGGTGTACACCACAAACTGTTTTGTTCGTACCTGTCGTTGTGATCTTGCTGACAAGATGGACATATTATTCTCATACTTCAGGGGACGTTTGTCCCCTTATGATGTAAGGCTATGTTTGGCTAGGTTAAGGATTGTTGTATGGCTAAGATTGATCGTGTGTACGAGGCTCAGCTTGCTAGGGGGGTTCTGAGCGCTACTCAGTTAGAGTACATAGAGTGGTTGGTGAATCCTGAGCGTGAGGGTTCTAAAACATCGTTTGCTGCTGACCACGGGGTCGCTGTAAAGTCAATGTACAACTGGATGAGTGACCGCTGGTTTAACGCTGCTTACGAGCAGCGTTTGGCCGAGCTGAACATTAGTCCTACTCGTATTCAGATGGTGATTGACTCGCTTCATAATGCTGCTAAGAATGGCGATACCAAAGCTGCATCGTTGTACCTTCAGTATGTTGATCGCTTGTCACCCAAGCGGGTCATCATCGAGGACACACGGGTGTCTGGGATGTCTGATGCGGAACTTCGCACCGAGTTAGAAATGCTTTTGGAGGGTCATGGGGTTCTCGAAGACTGAGCTTCTTAGCGAGGGTCGCTATCGCCGTTGGCGTGGTGAGTCGTCTAAGGATATTGATGCGTGTGTAAGGTTCTTACAAGAGGCTGTGTACATCCAGCATCCTGAGCATGGAGCTTTGTTGTTTGAGTTGCGTGAAGCGCAGCTTGCTACTATTGCTCAGGTGATTGAGAATCGTTATGTAATGATTCTTAAGGCACGACAGATCGGTTACTCTACGCTATTTTCTGCCTACTGTTTGTGGTTGTCACTATTCTGGGACGACCAGGTTATTGTCATGCTTTCTCGCAACGAGCGTGAAGCGCAAAAGCTGTTGTCCAAAGCTGATTATGCGTACAAGCGTTTGCCCGAGTGGTTGCGTGACAGGGCCGCTAAGCGCCTAGACCGCACTGTTATGAAGATGACTTTTGATAACGGATCTAGTATCGAGTCTATGCCTTCTAAGGACGACCCTGCTCGTGGTAGCGCTGTGTCGCTTATCATTGTGGACGAGTGGGCGTTCTTTGAGAACGCCGAAGAAGCTTGGGCATCTATTGAACCTGTTACCGACGTTGGTGGACGAGTCATCGGCTTGTCTACCGCTAATGGCTCAGGCAACTTCTTTCACGATTTCTGGAACAGGGCAGTCAGCGGGAACAGTCAGTTTGTACACTCTTTCTTCCCGTGGTCAGCCAACACAGATCGTGGTGCCGACTGGTACGAAGTTAAAAAACAAAACATGCTACCTTGGCAACTAGCACAAGAGTACCCCGACAACCCTGAAGAAGCGTTTGTCAGATCAGGTAACCCTGTGTTTGACGTAGACTTTTTGCGAGAACAAACAACCTCCACACCTGCGTACGGGTTCCTAGACACAGACGTTCAAGGAACAAACCGTAACCCTGTGTACATTCAAGAATCTAACCCTACCTCATTCCAGCAATGGCGTAAGCCAGAACGAGATTACCAGTATGTGATTGGAGCTGACGTAGCAGAAGGACTAGAACATGGGGACTACTCCTGCTTGCAAGTTGTGTGCCTTCAGACCAACGAGCAAGTAGCCGAGTGGCACGCGCACATAGACGCAGACTTGTTTGGAGAAGAGATAGCCAAAGTAGCGTGGTACTACAATCGAGCGTTGATAGCGGTTGAGGTAAACAACCACGGACTCACAACCAACAAAGCCCTACAACGACTCAACTATCCTAAACTGTACATTAGGCACGAGCTAGACGGTAAAACCGTCTACCAGAATCGTCAAACCAAAATTGGTTGGCTAACCACAAAAGCCAGCAAGCCTCTAATGATTGACGAATTGTCTATGGCGTTAAGACAAGGACTAGTAGTCAACGACAAGAACACTATTGGAGAACTGCTCACCTACACTCGCAACGAGAAAGGGCAAATGGGCGGTAGCCCGTTTGATGATAGGGTCATAGCCTTGGCGATAGCCAACCAGATGCTTAAATTTGCTACGGCTCCTGAGTACAAGGCTCCTGAAGACAAGTATTGGACCTTTGATTACTTCAAAGATAAAGCCATATCTGAGGCTTCAGGCAAGAAAGCTCTTGTTATGGGTTCTGCAAATATCAGATAGTAGGGGGACAATGTGGACTGTATAGTAATGGATATTTGCGTTCACTCTGCTTCAATGGACCTAGAAGGTTTGTGTGCCAGTTGTGAAGACAATGCTCATGCGCTGTTGCATCCTGTTGCAGTGGATGGATGTTTTGCGTGTAAGGTGCAAACAGTGGGTTTGCAGTTTACATATGGCAAGGACGATTTTAAAGGCCCAACTATCGGAGAGCGACAGGAACAACAGTATGCAGAGTGCAAACGAGATGGCGTTGACATTGCTCCAGTCGCCAAGACTTGGTCTTAATGTCTATTCTTAATCCTGGTACCGAAACTCAATCTTGGGGTCAAGAAAGCATGCCAGGGAAATCTGGCTCAGATAAAGACCTGCTGCCTCGCTACAGGGACCGCATTACTGCGGCCAAGCGTTGGCGCGAAGATGAAAAGTTTGATACTACTTGGAAGCGTTTGCGCGATGTGTACCGCTTGCGCCCGTTTGAGCGATACTCTTCTGATGACAGGATTGCTGTAGCTGTAGCGTTTGCTACAATCAACGTAATTGCTCCTTCTATCGCTGTCAACTACCCCAAGATTACCGTATCCTCTCGTAACGAGGATATTGACGAGCAAAACAAAGCTGTTATTGTTGAGGCTATTGTTAACTATTGGTGGAAACATTACGATTATCGTGATGAGTCCCGCTCTATTGTTCAAGACTTCCTGATTTATGGACACGGATGGGGCAAAGTTGGCTGGATGTTTGAAGAGCGCATGCGTCAGTTGTCTGAGAACGAGATTACGGACGCGTTTGCGGTTAAGAACGACGAGTTAGATCAGTTCGCTAAAGACAATCCAGATCAGGCAACTTCATTGCCTTCACCTCAAGACGTTTTTGGTACCATAGGAAAAGAAACTTTAGAAACCATTAAAGATGCACCATTCTTTGAGCGTGTTAGCCCGTTTGATGTGTTTGTTGATCCTGAAGCCACAAACATGCGAGACATCCAGTGGATAGCACAGCGCATTGTAATGCCCTTAGAGGTAGCTCGTAAAGATCCCAGGTTTGTAGCCTCTGCTCGTAACAAGCTTAAGGCTGATGGTAGTCTTAAGTGGTTTAATGAGGACAACAAGCAAAACATTCCTGAAGATCACGGGCGTATAACCATTTGGGAGTATTACGATATTACCCGTGGCACTTTGTCAGTGTTTGCAGATCAGCAAAAAGATCCTGGGTTTCTTGTTAAGCCTCAAGAGTTTCCATACCCGTATGGACACCCATTTGTAATGCTTCGGAACTATGAAGTTCCTGACCAGTTTTACACTATTGGTGAGATTGAAGCTATTGAGCCACTACAAAACGAGTTAAACCATACCCGTAGCGCAATGGTGCTAGCACGCAAGCTTGATATTCCAAAGTACATGATCCGCAAGGATGCGCTAGATTCGGATGGTATTGATGCATTAACTTCATCTGATACTAATGCGCTTGTTCCAATTCGAGATGACACGCCATTTAGCGAGGTTATTCAAGCAATTCCCCGCAATGCTGCTAATGCTCAGTTCTACCAGAACCATTCAGAAGTTATTACTACTGATATTGATCGGGTTACTGGTGTTAACGAATATATGCGTGGGGCTTTGCCAGAGATTAGGCGCACTGCTACTGAGGCTAGCATTATTCAAGATGCTGCAAATGCTAGAGCAGCCGACAAATTAGCTCGTATTGAGATATTTATTAGCGAAGTGGCTGAGCGAGTTGTGCAATTGGCTCAGCTTTTCTTAACAACAGAGCAGGTTGCTAGAGCTATTACCCCTCAAGGGGCTGAAGTTTGGGTGCCGTACGGGAGAGAAGATGTCACTGGAGAATTTGATTTTGAAGTTCAAGCGGGTAGCACTCAACCTCATAATGAGACATTCAAACGCCAACAAGCCGTTCAGCTAATGAACACTATGGCACCGTTTATTGGTCAATCAATTGATCCTAATGCTATTGCAATGCATGTTCTTCGTGAAGGGTTTGGCATTAAAAACCCCGAACGATTTATGATGGCGCAGCCACCACCAATGCCTCCTGGCATGCCGCAAGGATCGCCTCCTGATCCTGGGTCTGAGGTACCATCAGATCCAAATGCAGCTCCAGATGCTGGCCCTACGATGGCTGCGCCACCTCAGGAACCAACGGGCCAAGGACCGATGGACCCTAATATTCTTGCAGCACTAGCCACTATGCAACAGACAAGCGGCTTACCACCCACAGGAGCAGTATGATAGACGCACAAATTTTACAAGATTGGCTAGTAAAACGCAAAAAGAAACTTGAAAATAAAACTGCTTCAGAAGGCAAGCCAGTAGATTTGCCTGGTGGTGTAACTATTCATATTCATTTAAATACTGGCGAGCAAAAGTTACCTTTAACAGCTGATGGCACTGCCGTAGCTACCCGTGATGCAATTGCGAAGTATCCTGGATGACCATTTATCCTTTTAGAGATATAGAACAAGTGGTGCTTGTACGACCTACTGACGGTGGAAATTATGAACCAGACGATGGACGTTTAAGAAGCGCGTACGATTTTACGCCGACCGCCATTTATGTAGGAAGCGCCTCTTTGGGGGCGCTGACCTCGGCGGCGGCGTGGACAATTAAACGGGTTACGCTCGACGCAACAGGTAATCCAACCGACACCATGTGGACAGATATAAGGTCTGGCGTATGGAATGACCGACTAACAGAAAGCTACAGCTAATGGCCGATAACCTGACTACCCAATCTACTACGCCAGCGACTGTAGCCTCTGGCTCTGTTATTGCTACGGACGATGTATCTAGTGTCCATTTTCAGAAAGTTAAACTAGATGTTGGTGGCGATGGTGTTAGTGTTCCTGCTTCTGGGGATGCTACATATGGTCTGGATGTTGATGTTACGCGTGTGACGGGCAATGTAGCGGTTACTGGTGCTTTTTATCCCGCTACACAAGATGTTAATGTTACAGGAAACGCGATAGGTCTTGCTACTAGCGCTAAACAAGATACTTTGTTAGCAGAACTCCAATTAAAAGCCGATCTTACCGAAACACAGCCTGTATCGTTGGCTGTTGGTCCAGCGTCTAATGGCGTTCTTACTAGAGGAACTTTAACTACCGCTCTTACTGCTGCTGGCGGTAACGGTACAATTAT